CCGCGGTGGGAGAGACAGTGGGAGTCACCACTGCTGCCAAGATCATGGATCAGTTCACTGGCTACACGGACGACAGCACGGTGGCCTATGACAGCGCATGGTATTTGGCTGTCAGCAAGGACGAGATCAGCGGCGAGGTCGCCACAGCGATGATATCATTGGTGCAGGACGGCACGGACGCATTCACGTCAACGCACGGGGTCACCGCATCGGGATCACATGCCAACCAGCCCACATACTCGGCCTCGCTGGCGGACCTGGACGGAGACTCAACCAACGAGACTGTGCGGCTGTTCGCCACGGGCGCCACTGCCAACAGTTCGATCACGTACCACAGGATCAACATCGGCGACGCCCTCACGGCATCGGGCACGCTGCCCGGCGGCACTATCTACGCAGCGGAGGCCTACAACAACACAGTGGTCAACGCCAACGTGCAGGTGGGCGAGACGGAGAACGTCGGCGTCAACTCCAAGCCAGCGGACGTGTTCCTTCCCGCCAGCATCAACAGCGCTTTCTATTTCGCTGTGACCAAGGATGAAAACAGCGGCCAGGTGGGCACAGCAGAGATATCTCTAATGCATGACGGCACTGACGCATATGTGTCATCAGGCAACGTGTGCCAGTCAGGATCAAACCCGCAAGTGACCTTTGGGGCGGACATAACCAATTCAAAAGTTAGATTGACCACACAGGGCACCAGCAATCGTAACTCTATCAAATACTACAGGGTGGGGCTGGGCACCAGCACCGCGGCGGCCACCTCGGGCAACGTGGGCACGCTGGTACAGACCGGACTGGGATCCAACACCACTGTGTTGGACAGCTGGAGCGCTGCCACCTACAGGGCGGCCAGGTACTACGTCAGCGCCACGTCAGCCAATGGGGAGATCAACAACATGGAGGTCAGGCTGTTCCACGTCAACGGAACTTCATACATCAACATATTCAACAATCAGTTTTCGGGCAACAATGAATTGGTCACGCTGACCACGAACATATCGGGAGGCAACGTAAGATTATTGGCCAGCTGCAACTTCAACACAGCCGTCAGGATGTACAGGATAAGGCTGGGCGACGAAGAGGTCGGCTCCAATTCGACCTACACCGGCATCGTGGGATCCACCTCGATATCATCCACGTCGGGAGAGACCTTTGACTCGTTCGCACTGACAGACTACAATGGCGTGCATTACATCGTGTGCATATCCAACAGCACCCTGAACACCGCGGCCATGTACGACCTGTTCGTGGTGCATGACGGCACGGACGCCTACATAGCCAGCAACTACGCAGCCTCAGATGAAACAAACCCATTGAACTTCACCGCCGAAGTGGTGGGCGGCGACGTGGTGATCAAGGCCGCCACTTTCAATGGCACCAGCTACACGGTCTCCGCATACCGAACTCACCTCGAGAGGGAGTCAGCGGGCTACAGGGTGGTGGACAGCTGGAGCAAGAGCATCTATCGCGGAGCCAAGTATTACCTGCATATCGATTCCACGGACATAGCGGACCAACAAAACATAGAGGTGCTGGTCACGCACGATGGCACCACTCCGGCCATGGTGTCCTACGCCGAAATAAACACCGGCGCCACTGCCTTGATGGATTTCGACGTGGAGATCACTGGCAGCACGTTCCGGCTCTTGGCCAAGAACCCCAGGGAGAAAAATTTCGTCGTGCGTGCCTACAGGGTGCTGCTGACCGATAATGAGACCAACTTGGTCACGACCTACAACCGTAGGGTGGCACTGACTTCTGTGGGATCGGGAGAGCAGGCCATAGACACGTTCGCCAGCAACGCAGTGACCGGTGCGCACTATGTGGTGGTATCACACAACGCCACGGAGGGCACCTCAGAGACGTCCGAGGTGTTCGTGGTCACGGATGGCAGTGACGCATATGTGTCCAGCCATGGGGTCAGCAGCAAGAACACGCCACAGCTCACATTCACCGCCTCGCACTCCAGTGGCACGGTCACGCTGTTCGCGGCCAGCAGCAGCGGCAGCGACACTCTGGTCAACGCATACAGGACCAACTTGTCGAGGGAGAGCTCCACAGGATTCAGCACCATAGACAGCTGGAGCGCGGCAACCTACAGGGGCGCCAAGTACTACATCTCATGCAAAGACACTGACACCAACGAGATCAGCAACGTGGAGGCGCTGTTGGTGCACGACGGCACCACGGCGTTCGTTATGCCATACAACCAGCTGAACACCAACGCCGGTGACACGCCGTTGATAACCCTGGGCGCTGACATCACCGGTGGCAGTGTGAGATTGCTGGCCAGTGCGCCCACTTCCGTGAACTACACCATAAGGATGTATCGACTGCGATTGAGAGACAATGAAACAACCAGCCTGGGCACCTACACCAAGGTTCTCGCCCCGGTAACAGTGACATCCAGTGAGACCACCCTGGACGAGTTCTCGTCTGTCAGCAACGTGGACAGCTCACAGGCATACGTGGCCTGCAACTATTTCGTAACGGCCTACAACGAGACCGAGGGCACCGCGTCGGCCTATGACGTGTACGTGGCATCAGATGGCGTGGTGGCCGCTGTGTCCAACAGCTTCGTGTCATCCAAATCCAACGAGATGCTGACGTTCCTCGCGGAGCACACCAATGGAGTGGTCACGCTCAGCGCACACAGCAACAGCGGTGGCAACACCACGGTCAGCGCCTACAGGTGGCAGCTGCCCAAACCCGCTGCCGTGGATCCTTTCAAGATAGTGGACAGCTGGAACAAGACCCTGTACAGGGGAGCCAAGTATTTCATGACCATAATGGCCACCAACCTGGGAGAGCACAACGCACAGGAAGTGGCAGTGGTGCACAACAGCAGCGACGCCTTCAACACGGTGTACAACTTGATCACCACGGGCAACACCTATCCGCAGGGCCTGATCTCCATAACCACGGACGTGCAAGGCAACTTGGTCAGGGTCAAGGCCACCAGCAACGGAGAGGCCGTGCTCAAGATCACCATGGTCAGACACAGGACAGTGGTTTAAATTACCAAAAATACAGTATCATATTGACATCTTTGTCTTTTCGTGTTATAAATATAGCTGACACAAGAAAAACACAAACACACACACAGAAAGGAGTTTTTATTATGTCAACTATCAAGTCAAAAAGCGGCTACGAAATACGTGCCGATCTACTAGGGCTCGCAAAAAACATTGCGGAGTTCAACTACACAATCAAACAAGCCGAGTACGAATACAGCCTCAAGAAAGATGGCGACCAAGTGGTTGCTGAATTCAAGGCGCCTGCAGTCACAGCAGAAGACATCATTGACACAGCAAAGAAGTTCAATGACTTCGTAACCAACGGCCAGAACTACACTGAGCAATCTCAAATATTAGTGGAGAGCGTGAAGAAGTTCAACGACAAGGTACAGGAAACTTTCAAACCTGAGACCATGCAAAAGAACGTGAAAGAATTCCAGGACAACGTCCAGAAGTTCTATTCAATGTTCACAAATGGTGTAGCCAAGAACTAACATCACAACACACTGTCGAGCTCGGCAACGGGCTCGAGGTGTAACCGAGGTAGAAAAATGCAACCGTATAATAAATGCGAGAATCGCTGGCTAAGCAGTGTCAGGAAAAATTGTAACAAGCACTGGACGGAATATGAAGCGCTGTATGCCGTGTTGGCAGGCATCGTGGGCATCTGTCTATTGGTACTGGCCGTGGTCACAAGCATGTCCAGTTTTTTTTAAATAGGCAACTGAAATTGCTTGAGAAAAAAGGATAATTACAACATGTTCAATCCCATGGACTTCTTTCCAAGTTTCGTGTCCTCACAGACCGGACCAATGAGATCCACCAACACAGAGATAGATCCCAATGCGGGCAACTTCCAGGAATACACCTACGAGTTGGAATGGATGGAGGCGCACTGGAACCACGTTTACAAGTGCGTGGACATGGTCACTGCCTACTGGTATCCGTGGATCGACCGCAAGGCGATACATGAAATGTATCCAGACCTATACAATTAGATCCAGAATAGTCTGCAATTTTCCTTTGATACTTTTGTTGTTGAGGGTGTTCCTGAGTCCTGCATGCAGGTTCTTTGGCCAGCACTCGAAAGCGCACCAGGCATAGGAATTATGCTCACCATTTAATTTGGGCAGGAATTCCTCAGCCACGCAGATCACATAGGTGTTGAAGAAAAACTTTTGGTCATTGCTGGTGAACAGTTCCAATGGTATCACTTTCTTGAAAGCTGACGTCAGCCCAATTTCTTCCTGTATCTCTCTCTTCAGTCCTTCAAACGCACTCTCTGTGTATTTGCTTCTGCCCCCGACCAAGGCCCACATGCCTCTAGTCCGTTCATCGTTGCGTTGCAAAAATAAAAATCTCTTGGTGTTTACCGCATAGAACAGCGCACCGGAGCATATGATATTATCTTGCATTTGATTATTATAACACTATAGTCCACTTGCCCGCAATATAAATGCCCTCATAACTCTTGACCCAGTTAGAGCCATTGTATTTGTATTGTATGCCTGTGTTTAGATTGGTAACATATTCCACTGTGCTGTCAAATCCTGATGCGTCCCACACCACGCTCCATGAGTTGGTAGCGCTGTCGTACTGCACAATGTCATTGGCCTGTGCATGCAATCCGCCCTGCCAGTAGGCCGTGCTGTCAACTGCTTCCGTTATTAAAAATCTTGTTCCATTGGCCGGCGTGGCGCTGGTGTCAAATGTCTGGGGATTTATGATCTTGTTGACCGAAGGTATGGTGTTGGCGGGTATGGTGTCATTGTCAATGTTGAAAAGCAATATGGTCTCGTCCAGTGGGCTCACGGATATCGTGCCCACGACCTCGTTGCCATTTTCCTGTTCTAACTTTATCTGGCTTAGGCCATTGGTTACTTTGCCGTACTGATTGAGCAATATGTTCCAATTGATAGGTGCACCAAATTGGTCAAATGGATCAAGTCCCGTGCCTGCCCTGGCACCTGTGTAGAAACCATCACCGCCCGATCCGGTATTGATTCCGGTGCTGCCCAGCAATCTGAACTGGTTGCCCGTCAGCAACAAGGCATAGTTGTTTGGGGTGATGAAAGATTTTGATATCAGAGTTCCGTCTATCAGGCCTTCTGCTATGCCGCCATCATCGTCGTACACGCTCATTATAATTTTCTGAATGACCCCTAATTTAGAAACTTTCACTGGTGGGCTCAGCCATATTGGCATGCTGAATCCTATGCTGGCCACATCTATCTCGGTGTCGGCGCCAATTGGTATCGTGCGCGAACTGAAAGATATGTCTGTGAGCTCTATATAACTGAGGCTGGTCCAGTCTATGTAGTTGTCACTCTTCTGTATTTCGAAATCGGGATTGAATAGATACAGTATCTGCTCCAATATCTGCAATTTCATGTCTGTGTTGGTGGTGTAGATGTCCGCTTTGACATTTAATCTGAATGGGCTGGGCATGACTTTCTCTATGGTGTAGCCAGCACCCAATTTGTCTTCGTACTGTCCAGTGGCTTCATTATAATTCCTCTCCCTGAGATGCTGTTTCTCTATGTGATAGGGATTCTGCATCCTTTCTCTGTCGTATTCCAGCGCAGTGATATAGGCAGCTATCTTGGGAGCCGCCTGCAGTGCGTTCTCACTGTTGTTCCTAATGATGTTGGCCACTTGCCTGGTCATGTCACCATAGGTTACCGGCACCTGTCTCAATTGCACCACACCATCTCTACCTTTGCCCAACTCAATGGAAAAATTGCTCAGCACCCTGATGAACTGAGTCATAAATTTTCTAATCTGAGCATCGTAGAAATGCAACACTATGCTACCTCCAACCAAGTTCGTTTGCCATTAATAATTTTCCAGGTCATGCCTCTAACATAAGATCTACCTCGTAATTTTTCTTTTTGTTCTTCTGTCCATTTCCACCCGTAAGTATTATTTTTCCTTATAAATCCACTTCTTCCTTCTTTTTTTCTTCTTGCATGTGCTAATTTTTGTGCTTCACTCATTCTACGTTTGCTTTCAGTAGAATGTAACTTATTATCTCCACCTTTTCGCAAGTTAAATCCATTATCAATAGAATCAAATTTTTGTATGTATTGTTCTTCTAACAAATTAAGCTCTGCAATATCTTTAGCGTATGACAAAACTTTCCAAGTAAATGCTTCGATGCCATATTTTCTTAGAGCATTATGAAAATGGTGTGTTTTTTCAGAATATCTACTGTTACAAATATGTTCTAATCTTCTTTGATTAGGATCTTGTGTGGATTGTCCAATATAACATCTCCCAGATGCAATATGTGTCCATTTATAAATGTGCATATTAATTATCCGCCTTGGGTTTTAGAGCGTTGCTCAATGTCTGTCTCTGTTCAACTGTTAGACCATTGATAGTGGTGCTGGTGCTGTTGTTTACAAAACCAGTTTTGAAGGTGTTTCTCGCATTATTATTTGTGGTAGTCAATCTCACACTATCCTCAACTTTAATCCATCTGATTCCATCATATCGGAACAATCTGTTTGGTAAGAAATCCAATCTTAGAAAATAATCATTTTTATTTACATTTGATGTGGGGAAGCTGGTTCCGGCTCCTGCGACATATCCATTGGGTGGCACGCCATCTCCGTTGTAATAGAATCCATAGTGGCTGCTGGCCGGAGTATCTATTACCGCATTAATAGGTTGATTTGATGATATAGAACTAGTGGCATTGACGCCATCCACTCTCACGTTGCCTCTCTCGTCTATTGGAGTCACGTAGAATTGCTTGTAATTGAATCCAGATTTTGGGGCATCTGATTCCGCTTGGCTCACTATGGCGTCATTTATTTCTCTTTCCTTGTTGTAGGTGCTCATGTAACTTGCAAGAGATCCTGCCGCCGTGGCGTCTCCAAGTATGTCTCTGAATTCCTGGCTGTCCACCATGGTCTTTAATTTTAATCTCAATAGATGTGGCCAGTAGGTGGGAGAAAATCCCTCCGCCGACCTATTGACGTCCTCCACGACGTAAAATCTCTTCAGTGCTATGGGTATGCTGGCATCAAGGCTGTAATCGTCCTTGAGGTTTGGAAACTCCACCACGTCCCCGCTCATGGGCTTCCTGCCCAATCTCTCAACCACGTCGTTGAGATGCACCGTCAAAAATAGTGTGTCATTCTGTAGGAACATGCCAAATTGGCTGAGATTGAAGTCGGTATCCTGTACGTTGTATATGCCTCTGATGGTGTATATGTCTGCATCATATTTTCGATCTCTATTTTCAAGGAACAACAGATCCTGTATGGTTCTCTCGCCCAGGGTGCTGGATGCCGGCAGCGTGGCGCTGGCGGGCCCATCCTTGTTGGTGGCACCTTGATCGTAGGTTCCTATGTACTTGTGGAGGAATATGTCCACTCCGCCCACTTGGAACATCTCATTTATGGTGCGATCAAAGAACCTATAATCGTTGCCTTTTTCTGGCTTGTATATTGATAAACGTGGCATACTAACCATATTTATAGAAAACACTGCGGCCATAAATATCCATATGTCAGAGCTGCAAACAGGACAACAAGAAATTTTCGACTACGTCAAGACCAACCTAGGGGATGGCATGATCGACGTAGAACTGGATCCAAAACACTATCAAACGGCACTGGAAAGGGCGATAAACCGCTACAGGCAGAGATCCAGCAACGCAGTGGAAGAAAGCTATGCTTTTTTGGACCTGCAGATCAACCAGAACAAATATATATTGCCCAACGAGATCATCAATGTGAGAGAGATATCGAGAGCCACGGTGGGATCACGCAGCGATGGGCAGGGAGGCACATTGTTTGAGCCTTTCAACCTGGCCTACACCAATACCTATCTACTGAGAGCAGGTGCCGCGGGCGGCCTGGCGACCTATTATGCCTTCGCCTCATACCAGGAGTTGGTGGGAAAAATGTTTGGATCATTCATACAGCATCATTATGACAACGCGACCAAGACCTTGACCATCACGCAGCGTCCCAGAGTGGACACAGAACGAGTGCTGCTGCACACTGACAATTTCAGACCTGACATCACCCTCATGAGAGACATCTATAGCAAACCCTGGATCAGAGACTACGCACTGGCGGTATGCAAAGTCATGTTGGGCGAAGCAAGAGGAAAGTTTAACACCATCGCTGGACCGCAGGGAGGCACCACTCTTAACGGTGAAACTCTTAGACAGGACGGCATGGCCATGATGGAAAAACTGGATCAGGAGATCAATAATTTCATCGACGGCGGCATGCCAACTAGTTTTATTATAGGTTAATTCTTTTTAACTTCAGATTAAATATATTTGATTATGGCTGATATAGGCATCAAGAAAATCCGAGACCTCACACTGGATGAACTGGAAGATCTAGTTACCGCGCTGGAAAACATGACCAAGGTCGCGGACAAGCACGCAATGCGCGAACAAATCTTAAAAACTGTTATAAAAGTCAAGCAAGAGATTGCAAAAAGATTAAAAAACCTGTAATATAATTCTATGCTAATAGGATTGGTAGGATTGATTGGATCTGGCAAGGACACCGTGGCGGATTTCTTGGTAAAGGATCACAGTTTCAAGAGAGACAGTTTTGCAAAGTCATTGAAGGATGCCGTCAGCGCAATATTTGGATGGGATAGGCAATTGCTAGAGGGAGCCACACAGGAAAGCAGGATGTGGCGGGAGAGAATTGATCCCTACTGGAGCAACAAATTGAACAGGACCGTCACTCCAAGATACGTGCTGCAATACTGGGGCACTGAGATAATGCGAGGCTGCTTCCACGACAACATCTGGATAGATTCTTTCACTTCTCGCTACGACGGTGGCAAGATAGTGATCAGCGACACAAGATTCATAAACGAGATAAACACGATCAGAGCCCTGAAGGGCAAAGTGGTGTTGGTGCGAAGGGGACCCATACCCACGCAGGCGGAGATGCAGGAAAAGTCAGTGCATCAAAGCGAATGGGACTGGATCGGACAGCAGTTTGACCATGAGATAGACAACGCAGGAAATCTTGCGGAACTTAAGACGCAGGTGGATAGTATGATCAGCTGTCTACTTCCAAATCACCAATAGACCAGCCCAATTCCTGCGTGCTTTTCAAACGCTGGCAATTGGAGCATATGGTTTTTAGATTGTAGACTGAGGTGTTGTTTTTGTTGCCGTCCACGTGGAACACATCCATCTGTGACTCATGAACAGACTTGAACCCACACAGCTCGCAACGAGGTTTCTTCCTGTAGCCGCTGAGGAACCAGCGTGTGGGTCCATTGACCCTGAGATTTTTTTCCTTGCGTATGCAGGTGTCGCACTGGCTGCGCCAGTATATCTTGGTACCTTTTTTATAGCCGTAGGCCCTGGGTTTGGACCTGCATGTATTGCACAGGGGTCTTTTCATCATAGTATTTACGTGCCCTATATAGGCACCAAAAATGTCAAGATAAAGCCGCAAAAACAAGCATTAACAATAAATAAGTCAAGTTACACTTGCAAGGAGAACTAAAAATGGCATTAACATCACCAGGCGTAGAAGTCACAGTAATAAATGAGAGTTTCTATGTACCATCAGACGCAGGCACAACACCATTATTGATTGTGGCCTCAGCACAGGACAAATTAAACGGAGCCGGCACAGCAATTGCACCGGGCACAAAAACATCCAACGCAAACCAAGTATATCTTATATCTTCTCAGAGAGAACTTACAGAAACATTTGGAGATCCAAAATTTTACACAGACGCTGCCAACAATTCATTAAATGGCTACGAGCTCAACGAGTACGGATTGCAAGCCGCTTACTCATTCCTGGGAATAGCTAACAGAGCTTTCATATTACGAGCAAATATCAACCTTTCGCAATTGGTGGGCACCACGACTGCTCCATCATCTGCGCCAAGCAACAACAGCTATTGGTTTGACATATCAGCCACAGTGCCAGGCATATTTGAGTGGTCATCAACCGATCAAGCATTCACGACAATATCTCCGATTTACATCACAACGACCAGCGACCTAGTTGGTTCTGTAACCACAGGGGCACCAAAACCTTCAATTGGATCACAAGGGTCATATGCGATTAACGTCACCAACAACTCAAACAAGATCTATTACAAAAATGCATCCAACGCATGGGTGCAAGTAGGCTCGGCCGCATGGACAGGGGCGCCTAACAAGCTGCTGCAGACATCTCCACACTCTGAGAGACCAGAATGGAAGACCGCGGAAAACAATGCTCCGACAGGATCGGTTTGGTTCAAGACGTCAACTCCTAATTCCGGAGCCGACATCATAGTCAAGAGATACAACAGCGCCACGGCCGCATGGTCTGTGGTAGATGCTCCACTTTACGCGAACAATCATGCAGCGATCTATGGCATAGATCCGGTCAACGGCGGAACTGGCATATCTGCAGGTACGTTGTACACGCAGTTCAACGCCACCGAGCAGTCATTCACCAATGACGCAACTCCGAGATTGCTGGACTACACAATATTCAAATACGAAGGTGGAGTGACATCAATCACTTCGAAAAATACATCTCCAACTTTCACCAATGGACATGCTATCAAAATACAGGAATCAGTCAAAGGCTCGGCCGCATTGGCAGCAGCAAAAACTGTGACCTTGGGAGGCACTGGTGCTGATGATTTCGTAGCGGCAATAAGCGCTGCAGGTTTCACTAATATTTCTGCAACTAAACTTTCCACAGGTGCAATCAAAATCACTCACGCACTGGGCGGCGAGTTCAGGATGTACAACGTCTCGTCTGGCACTGCATTGGCCAACGCGGGATTTGGAACGGCAAACGCACACGATTACGGCTCCTACGAGTCAAATTCAGCTACCAAAGTTGATAACTTGTACGTGGCGCCAGCTGGACAGACCGAAGATTCAACAGATCCAGCAGTGGTAGTTGCCAGCAATTTCAAAAGATTGAGCTATTCGGCCTCTATCAACGAACCTACCAACGAGCCAACCAATGGAACGTTATGGTACAACACCAATTTAGAAGCCGACATCATGGTGCACAATGGCACCACATGGAAGGGATACCTACAGGTGTATGGCTCCACAGATCCCAATGGACCACAACTGACAGCGACCAAGCCAACCACACAGTCGGACGGCACGGCATTGGTGGCCAATGACTTGTGGATCGACACATCAGATTTAGAAAATTATCCAAAGATATACAGATATGACACGTCACTGGCAGATGGCGCCAATTTCGTATTGATTGACAATTCAGACCAGACCACTGAGTCAGGTATAGTTTTCGCTGACGCCAGATGGCAAAATGACACAGACAAGGACGACACTTTAGTGTCAGGTGGAGCAGGATCGGCCAGCACCATCGTGAGCCTTTTAAGTGATGACTTCATTGATCCGGACGCTCCAGATCCAGCACTTTATCCTAAATCCATCCTGTTGTTCAACACCAGGAGATCGGGCTACAACGTCAAGGAATACAGGAACGCCTACGTGACCGCAACTGCATATCCAGGCAGTGGAGCAGCGGGCAAGGGCAACATCAGATATAGCAACGAGGCAGTTTCCGGTTACTTCCCAGACAGATGGGTGACCAAGAACGCCAACAATGCAAATGGCTCTGGAACTTTTGGCAGGAAAGCTGTTAGAAAAGTCATAGTACAGCAATTGAAATCCGAGATCGACACAAACCAGGCTGTGAGAGAGGATCAGAGAGGATTCAACATCATAGCGTGTCCGGGATACCCCGAGATAATCGCTAATCTTGTAAATCTCAACACGGATAAAAACAACACCGCATTTGTTATCGGTGACACTCCGATGAGACTAGCTGGCAGTTCAACAACACTGACCAACTGGGCCAACAACAACGCCAACGCAGCAGACAACGGCGACGAGGGATTGGTAACTTCAAGTGATTATTTGGGAGTGTTCTATCCATCGGGCAGGACCACCAGCAACACAGGAAACGTTATAGTGGTGCCACCAAGCCACATGATGCTGAGGGTATTGGCCAACAACGACAACGTGGCATTCCCATGGTTTGCTCCGGCCGGCACTAGAAGAGGCATCGTGGACAACGCCACTTCAGTGGGCTACATTGACAGCACCACAGGTGAGTTCCAACAAATTGCACTTACGGAATCGGTCAGAGACAGCATGCACACTGCGAAGATAAATCCAATCACATTCTTCTCAGGCACAGGCATATTAAACTTTGGTAACCTTACAAAAACAACTTCGAGTTCAGCTTTGGACAGAATAAACGTTTCAAGATTGACTGTCTATCTGAGAACTCAATTAGACAAAATAGCAAAACCGTTTATATTTGAACCAAATGATTCTTTGACCAGAAACGAGATCAAGGCAGCTATCGAATCATTCTTGTTAGAACTAGTGGGACAACGAGCATTGTATGACTTCTTAGTGGTGTGCGACGAGACAAACAACACCGCCACAAGGATCGACAGGAATGAACTGTATGTGGACATAGCAATTGAGCCTGTGAAATCAGTTGAGTTTATCTACATACCTTTAAGGATCAAAAACACAGGAGAAATAGCTAACTTGGGAGTTTAATACCCGGTAAATAAAAAGGAACAAAAATATGGCAATCTCAACATTAAGTAAATTTACAGTACCATTAGCAAACGATCAGAGTTCAGCATCACAAGGTTTATTGATGCCAAAACTTCAGTATCGTTTCAGGGTAGTGCTTGAGAACTTTGGTGTATCAACTCCAAGATCAGAATTGACCAAACAGGTTATATCTGTGACCAGGCCCAACTTGACTTTTGATGATGTTACATTGGATGTATACAACTCAAGGATTTACATGGCCGGCAAACACACCTGGGAAGCTATCACATTAGAGTTGAGAGATGATGTGAACAACTCAGTGTCTAAATTGGTTGGCGAGCAGGTACAGAAACAATTTGATTTCTTTGAACAGGCTTCCGCTGCTTCAGGCATCGACTATAAATTCACTTCTAGAATTGAAATGCTGGATGGTGGCAATGGCGCCACAGCACCGGGCATATTGGAGACTTGGGAACTTTACGGTTCATACGTACAATCAGTAAACTACAACACATTGGCCTATGCCACATCTGATCCGGTCACAATCACTTTATCAATCAGATATGACAACGCAGTACAAACTCCACAAGGCACAGGAATCGGCACGCAATTGACCAGGACCATAGGCTCATTGGCCACAGGTGGCGGTATATAATTCAACATTTCGTTTATAGCAAAAGAAGCGCCTTTAACGGCGCTTTTTTTGTGACTATAAATATAGGGTATGCCAAGCATTAACAATTTCTTAAAAGGATTCTCAGACGGTCTTCCAGGGCTCAAGGATTTCCAGCACGCCAGCAGGTTATATGTTGATGACAACTTCAAATTAGCACCCAAGCAGAAATTCCTCTTCCACGTGGTGTTCGACATAGACAACGACACCATTACTAGGCCATTCGCATCTCACGAGAAATTAGAATTAAACATGTTGGTCAAGACATGCCAGTTGCCAAAATACAACATGAACTACGAGGAGAAGATACAGTACAACAAGAAGACGTTCGTGGCCACTAGGATACAGTATCAACCTATAACTATAGCGTTCCACGATGACCAGGCCGACACTGTGAACGCTTTCTGGAAGTCTTATTACGAATACAATATTGCAGATTCGGTCACACTGGGTGGTGCTAATTCTACCATCAAAAATTTTGCCAAGGACACCATGTACGATTCTGGGGACGGGGTTCCCAGGCAGTTCGGCATGGACAATGCCAAATCTAGGAAGAAGCCATTATTGCGTAGCATACAGATATTTGTGCTGCACAAGAAGAAATTCACGGCGTTCCAACTGATCAATCCCGTGATCACATCATTCAGCCACGACGATCTGGACCAGGCGGATGGTACCGGAGTGCTCAGCAACACCATGCAGGTCATGTATGAGAGCGTGCTGTACAGCGTGGGCAATATAAGCAAGACCGAGCCGTCGGGATTTGCCACACTGCACTATGACCTAGAACCATCGCCACTCAGCGTGCTGGGCAGGGGAAGTAATTCTATATTTGGTCCAGGTGGCATTGTGGACGGCGTGGGCTCAGTTTTGGAATCGGCAAGCAACGGAAACTATGTGGGAGCGGTATTGGGAGCCATAAACACATACACCAGAGCTAGAAAGGTCAAGTCCAAGGACATAAAGGAAGAGCTCAAGGGCATAGCCAAGACCGGGGTCCGCGAGATAGGAAAGAATTCAGGCACGATAACAAATCCAGTTGGCAGTTTCTCAGTTGGAGGTGCAGCTCTGTTCGTGGCAGCAGGAGTTACCCTGGCAGGAGCCAAAGGCAATGTCGACGACAGGAACAAGACCAGCGCAGTGATAAACAATGCCGTCATTGACACCAGGAATTACCTCAGCCCGTCAGAATCATTTAATTTGTTACAAACCAATTCCGCCGCCAGGGATCAAGTGGCATCGGCGATATATTATAGACTAGTGG